TAATATTAATATTGGTTGATCCACCCCCGATGTACTCGGGACGCTGTAAGCGAGCATCAGGAGAAATAACACCAAAATGTGCGCGTATAATTTCAGTATAACGAGTACCGCCACGGGCGTCCCTTTCAAGAAGTTTTTGGATCTGAAATGATTGACGTAATTGGTTAATTGTTGCTGCAGTTGCAGTTGATAAATCAGCATAAAGACCAGAATAATTTGTAGCTGGCATGATAGTGCCTAATGCTCCAGGCGTTGTTTCATAATACGCCTGAGCATAATCAGACATTCTAATCTGAACATTTTTACCTACTGCTGCTGTGCCACCACCTGTTAAGGTACTATATTTAATTGGTGCTGTACTTCCTAATGGAAGTGTAACGGAAGCACCTTTTTGAGGCCAAGGAAGTGCACTAGTGAAATAATCTTTTCGCTTACCTCTACGTAATAAAGTGTAGTTAGCCACAGTATCGGGACCATCACCAGTATCCACCGTAACAGAATTTTGTAAATTTTCGTCCCTAAACCATTCGTTATAAATAAGATTATAAGCTCGAGGCCAGAACGCACAATGCGATACAGTTGAACTATTACCAACTTGACCGACAGTAGGAAGACCCATGTAATCTTGTAAAGATCCAATTGCATAACCTCCAGTTGGACTTACTTGTTGAGGTACAACAAAAGATATCGAACTATCAGGATTCGCTTGTTGACCCATAAATTTTTGCCAATTGCTCCAAATTAATCTATTTGGAACAAAGAAAAAGAATGAATCAAGATGCATATTATCCATAATTGGATAAAGAGGAGTTGCTAGACGGGCAAATGCCGTCATATTTAGGCGAAATGTATCGCCTGGGAGCATTTCATCTACGTACACTGGTACGAGATATCCAGCATCGAATGTTGTTTTGTGTGTAGATTGACAATCAAAGCTAGACCGTGGAATGTCAGCTTTAGGAATCATTGTAAATTGGTGTACATCTACCGATTGATTACGATGCATTTTTTTAAGCTCCCTAGTATATTCCGACCCAAAGATACTACCTTTGAGTCGGTTTTATTTAAATCACTCTTTAGGTATTTTTACCTGTTTTCCTAAAGATAACAGTTTTGGTTGTTCATGTAAAGCAAACAACCCAGTATTATCATCAAATTCGCCAAACTCATATAAATCAAAGTCATCTGGGTGATTAAATAATTGGTTATCGGTATCAGACCGATTAACCTCGTCGCTAAAGCTCCTTATTGCGACACCAACAGACGGAACAAACATTGGTCGACCGTATGCATCCGCAGCACGGTCTTTAACAGAACATAGTACTAATTTCATGAGGAATATCCTTAAGTGAGGTTACGTTTAAGTTTTTGAAGTTTTGCCTGAGTTACTTGTTCTTTTACAAGTAATCTCTCAGGAGTATTATCTTCAAAGTTAAGTTTAGCAGACTTTTCTCGTAAGTAAAGTAGTTCGTCAAACTCATATGGATTATCTATTTTGTAATTTTTATCATAATATTTTGGGGGTTTGACTTTTTTTCCACGAATTACCACATAATCGTGAGGATACACATCGGAAGTGTATTTTTTATACCATTCGTAACCAATACCAGGCTTAAGGCTCATTTTCGTAAACTCGGGTTTACGCTTAATAATTTCCCCTGATTCAGGGTCAATTTCAGTGTAATGTTCTTCTGCGTTTTTTCCAGTTACCTTTTTCATAATATATCTGGCAACATAGGCGGCGGATTCGAAAGTAACGTCTCCAATGGAGGAATGACCAAATGGCCAGAGTAATTCAAGGTCTTGGGATCTATATAAGTTAGCACCAGAGGGACTCCGTCTCCATAATTTCTTATCATCAAAGCCGAGTCCGAAGATACATGCATGCCAGTGCGGACGGCCAAGCTTCTCACCATATTCTCCAGCCATATAAAAACGGATTCTTCGTCCAGTAAACCGTTTTCGTAATCTTTTAATAAAGAGCTGAAAGTCTCTATAGTGTAATGATCTATCGCTTGGGATATGTGCATTGTCATAAGTTAGTGTAATAAAAGAATTTTGTTCATGCATTTGCGATTCGTGCATGCATCGAATAGCCCACTGACGTGAGCGTTCTAACCTGCAGCCAACACATTGACCGCAGGGTAAATTTAATGATCGTGATATATCGTGTCTTCTCAATTCTGAGAAGACTATTGATCCATCAGTGCATTGATATGCACTTATTGGGTGATAGCAAGGCATGTGAGGTGCCTGGAGACTTTTTTAGAGCCTCCAGCCTCCACGTTGTGGGGCTTTTTGCATATTTGCTGATTTAGTACGTCTTGCGTTCTTTCTAAAAGAACGAGCAGAACGACGTTTATTTACAGGTTTTCTATACATCATTTTTTAACTCCTTTTGTGGTTTTGGTGTCACCTAGAACAGTTACATCAAGTAGGTAACTGTTCTATGGCTTATTCAGCCACCTTTTCAGGGGTAGTTTTAGGCGCTTCTACGACTTCGGCAGCGCCTTTTTCGACCAAACCGAGTGTCTCGGCTTCTGGTCGATTTTTATCGTCCTCAAGGAACTCTATTAGCTCGGCAGGATCATTATTGAACCGAGCTCGAATTTGGGCTGGTAATGCCTCAAATTCATCTTGTGCCGCGATAACGCGGTTAAGTGCGGTATGGTAATCACCAATACCGCTAAAGTCCCCGTAACGAGGACTTAATGGGCTTTCTGGCAGAAGCCCAGTAATATTGAATTGACGAAGTATATTGTTAATATCACATTCGTCTTTAAAATGCTGCTGAGCCAGGGATGGCTCCTCACAAGCCAAACCTGACTCATTAGATGCAGCATCTTTATCATAGTTATATGGTGTACGTAAAAAAACAGAGTTTTTTGACATTTTTATCTCCTATTTGAAGTCGGTCTACTATCTGGTTGTTGTGGTCTAAACATATTAGATGTATTAGGTTTTACAGCTGATTTAGCAGAAGAAGCTCCTATACCAATATCTTTAAATATTTCGGCTCCTCTTTCTGCACCTTTTATATATTTACCTTTTTCGCCTTCATAGACTTTGCCTACGGCAATAGCTTCAGGCATTTCTGCAGTTGTTTTAGCAGCGTTAGCACTGTTAGATGCAGATATAGCATTATTTAACTTAATTTGTGATGCAACTTGATTCACAAATTGTTGATGACCAGGTAATTGAACAGATTTATTAGCTGCTTCTACAAGAGCCAAATTCATATTTGCTCTATTTAAATCTTCTTGAGATCCAGCAGCTCCAGCTTGTTCGCCTTTAAGTTTTATATCAGCAACATTCAAAGCTGCATTTAATGCAGTTTGATAACCTTGCGTTGCACTTGTTGCTCCAGCTCCTAAAGCATTCTGCATCACTGCAGTTTGGCCTCCAGGAGTCGAAGCTCCTCCTTGCATATAAGCAAGCATTGGATTTAATCCAGCTGCTTGCATATCAGTCACTGCTCGTTGATAACTCGTGTTAGACATATTAGCCTGAAAAGCCATCTGATCTCTAGCTAACTGAGCATTTTGTGCGTTAGTTCTCTCTTGACCAAATGCGGATAATCCACCGCTTACACCCGCAGCAATTAAAGCTGGGTTGCCTGTAGCAACTCCAGCCGCAGTTGCTGCTGCTCCTAATATAGCGCCTAACATTAGAAATGATCGATTAAGCCAGGTACACTGTACATTGGCATTGGTCGTGCTTTTTTACAATCAAAAAAGCTATCAAAAATAAATTGTTGTCCGTTAGCTGCACTGCCCACCGCTACCACTCGGCTAACCGGTGGTGTATCTTGTATAAACGTTGAATTCAACGTAGGTAATGCGGTAAATTTTTGGGCAAGATGCCAGGCATCAATAGTTCCAGCAGCAGTAGAACGGAACAAACTTGAAATGCGGCTAGGATAATATCGGTATTCTGCCCAGCGTTCTTGATAGCCAAATACATCATTATCCCCAGCACCACCTGTAACATATATTTCCTTATTAAGAACAGCTTGCTCACCTAATGTTGCAAAAGCTGGAAAATAGAAATCGTAACGTGTTGAACGACTCCACATACGCTGCAGTCCCTGCTGGTATGTAAGATCAGCACGTACAGATACTAATCCAAGAATGACACCATGTTCAGTAGCTGAGTAAGTAAAACCATGATTATGAGCCAAGGCAGTACCCATAGCAGCAAGTGTGCCCATAGGGGTAGTAGTTCCACTAGCATTAGTACCCGACGTCTGAGCGATCGGATTAATATTAATATTGGTTGATCCACCCCCGATGTACTCGGGACGCTGTAAGCGAGCATCAGGAGAAATAACACCAAAATGTGA